CGCGCCAAGACGGATACCACGACCAACGCGATTCAGGCCGAACTGCAGAAGCACTCGCGTCCCGGTATGCCCATCACGCAGGAACGTAGCAGCCAGTCCCGGCTGGTGAAACTGCAAGACGACTAAGAAAGTGCTTGACATCCCTGTGTGGCATGTTGTAAGGTTCGCGCCACACAGGGTCTTAGTATGTCCCAAGACACTGGCGGGGCACAGATGCCGATCATTCCTTCTGTGTAGATGACGGGGCGAAACCAGCTTTTTCATTTACCACAAGGAGATACATTATGGCCACAAACGTCGACGCGCCCAACGGCTTCAAGCCCGTTGGGCACAAAGGGGGCGGCACTATCCGCACCCAAGAGTTTCAAATTCTGGAGTCCTACGCTACCGCGATTTATTCCGGTGACAGCGTGATTCTCGCTTCCGGCTACGTCAATGTCGGCGCGCAAGACTCGGCTGCAGTTCTCGGCGTTTTCGCCGGCTGCCAATACACCGACGACACTGGCGCTGTGATCTTCTCGCCGTACTGGCCGGGGGTTGACCTCGCTGGTTCGACCAAGATCGTCAAGGCGTTCGTCTACGTCGATCCGGACATCATCTACGAAGTGCAGACCGATACTGGCACCACCAGTACGCAAGCCTCCGTGGGCGTTGCCTACGACATGGAAGCCGACCACGCTGGTTCCGCGACTACTGGCCGCTCTGGCCAAGAGATCGACATCAGCGACACCGGCACTGGCCAGTGGATGGTCATGGGTTTGGTGGATCGTCCCGACAACGCTTGGGGTATCAACGCCAAGGTTCTGGTGTTCAACAACGTGGCCTTGATGGCTTAAGCGAGGAGACTGATCATGGCTATCAATCGCGCAGCAATTAAGAAGCAGCTCCAAGAAGGTCTGGATGCTGTTTTTGGTCTTGAGTACAAGGCCCAACCCGAGCTGTGGAAGGAAATCTTCACCACGGCGAAAGAAGGCCGCAAGGCGTACATCGAGCAGGTTCTGATGTCGGGCCTCGGTGCCGCTCCGGTTAAGTCCGAAGGCGCTGGCGTTGCCTACGATGAGGCGTCTGAAGGCTGGACTGCCCGTCTGGTGTTCGAGACTGTCGCTCTGGCCGTTGCGATCACTGAAGAAGCGATGGAAGATGACCTCTACGCTGACCTCGGTTCGCAGATGGCGAAGGCTCTGGCTCGTTCGATGCAATACACCAAGAACGTCAAGGGGGCCAACATCCTGAACTACGCATTCACTGCCGGCTATACCGGTGGCGACGGCAAGGTTCTACTGGCTACCGACCACCCGCTCATGGGCGGCGGAACTCTGGCCAACACCCTCTCGACTCAGGCCGACCTGTCGGAGACCTCGCTCGAAGACATGCTGATCCTGATCGGTGATGCTGTCGATGACCGTGGCTTGCCGATCCACCTGATGGCGAAGAAGCTGGCTGTTCCTTCGGAACTGCAATTCACGGCGCAGCGCTTGCTGCGTACTGATGGCCGCGTCGGCACTGCTGACAACGACATCAACGCCCTGAAGAGCATGAACCTGATCAGCGGCGGCTTCTGCTCCAGCGTGTATCTGACCGACCCGGACGCTTGGTTCATCATCACCGATGCCCAGCAAGGTCTGCAGTACGTCGAGCGCAAGGCTCTGTCGAAGGGACTTGAGGGCGATTTCGAATCGGGCAACATGAGATATAAAGTTCGCGAGCGCTACGGGTACTTCTGGGGCGACCCCCGGGGAGCCTTCGGTTCGAGCGGCGCGTAGTCCAAGCCGCTGGTTTAAAAGAAAAAACGGGCTTCGGTCCGTTTTTTCTTGCCTCTTATCTTTCGCAGGAGTATAGTTGAACCCACACCCTACTTAGGAGCGAACGAAATGCCCAGAGTTTTTGTTTTATCCCACCTGCTTGCCGAGCTGCCGGCGAGCCGTGTTGATGCGCTGGATTGGCCGACTGATGCACTGCAGGGAGGCAAGTTGCGCGTCCGCTGCAAGGATCACGCGGTTGAGTACATGATCTCCCCCGGAAACCTGCGTCGTGGGCAGAAAGGGTGTCCTGTGTGTGCAGCGGCGGGGCGCTCGGCGGGCACCGACAAGAAGAAGCACGAGGCGATGGCGAAAGCCTTGGCGGCAGCGATAGAGTCGCACGGGAGCAAGTATGACTATTCTGACTTGCAGACTGATTCGGTGACGCAACTGGCTAGTATCCGCTGTCCGACGCACGGGGTGTTCCATCAGACGATGGTGAATCATTCTCGCGGGCATGGGTGTGATGCTTGTGCGCAAATCGTACGGACACAAAAACGCACGGGTGGCGATTGGGAAGAGCGGAGCGCTACGATTCGGGCCTTCTGTGGCGGGCGGGGGTATGAGGTTATCGAGGATTTGGATACCCCCCGCGCGTGGCGCGCTCCGCTGACAGTCATGTGCAAGCACCACGGAGCGTTCCAGAGCACGGTGGGCTCGCTGGCGCAAGGGAAGGGGTGCTGGAAATGCTTCACTGAGTTCCGGGCAGGAAAGCAGTCGAATGAGGACGGCGCGGCGACGTTCGTCACGAAAGCTCAGAAGGTGCATGGTGATGCATACGACTACTCCAAGTTTGTGTACGTCGATTCCTACGTGAAGGGTGAGGTGTTCTGCCGCAAGCACAAGAAAGCGTTCATGGTGTCTCCGGGCAACCATGTGCAGGGGAAGGGGTGCCCATCCTGCGGAATTCAGAGTTCGCGGGGGGAAGACGAAATCGCGAGTTTCCTGAAGTCTTACACAACCGTGCACCAGCGTGTGCGCGATGTGATCGCCCCGAAGGAGCTAGACATCTTTTTACCTGACCACAACTTGGCAATCGAGTACCACGGGCTGTACTGGCACACCGAGGACAGGGTGGGCACCGACCACTTCGACAAGTGGAAGTCCTGTGCCGACGCGGGGATCGAGCTGTGGCAAGTGTTCGAGGATGAGTGGGAGACCCGGCGCGATGTGATCCAACAACGCCTACTGGCGCGCATAGGCCAAGCTGCAAAGATCGGGGCAAGGGCGTGTACCGTCGTGAATGTAGGGGCGGACGATGCGCGAGTGTTCTTCGACCGAACGCACTCTCAAGGCGGACTCGGGTATTCCCCAATCAATCTCGGGTTGAAGCATGGTGACGCTCTGGTAGCGGTAGCCACGTTCGGGCGACAGCGTAACGGCGCGATGGTTGCGGCGCAGGGATGGGAAGTATTGCGGTACGCAGCGGTAGGTACGGTTGTCGGGGGGTTCGGGAGGCTGTTCGCCGAGTTCCTGCGACGGCATGACCCTGAAGACATAGTGTCGTTCTGCGATTTGCGGTGGGGGAATGGGCGCATGTACCAAGCGGTCGGGTTCAGGCTGGAGCACATTACCCCTCCCGATTACTGGTGGCTCGCCTGCAGGTCGGGGAAGAAGCGGATTCCGCGATACCAGACGCAAAAGCACAAATTGAAAGCTCACCCGGTACTCGGGGCGTTTTATCGTGACGACCTGACGGAACGGCAGATTTGCGAGGCCGCTGGCTGGCGGCGTATCCTCGGCGTTGGGCAGCAGAGATGGGTATGGACAAGAACCCAAAACCCTGCTACCCTAGCCGCACCTAAACCATCATTTTCTTGAAGGAGATCAAAATGAGCACAGGATTCAAGGGACCACTCGTCCACGGCACCCGCGCAACCAACGAGGGCTACGCCTATCGCACCGGCATGGGCATGATGTCCTCCGCCGAGTTCGACATTTGGCATGACGACTTTCACCAATACGTCTTTGCCGCCACCACCGCCAACGTCGGTATTATTAACACCCCGTGGGGCTGGCAAGGCGCGGCGATTGACACTGGCGGCACGGCTCTCGTTACCACGGCGGCGGCTGTTGGCCGCAACGGCGTCCTCGCGCTGACCGACGCTACCCTCTCTGAAGGCGTGGCGGTCTACTCGAACAAGACGTTCCAGCTGGCTACCGGCAAGCGGTTCTTCTACGAGACCCGCATCCGCACCGACGACGTGACGGACAACGTCATCCGCTTTGGTCTGTCTTCACTGACCAACCTCTCGACTACCGTGACGGTGTGGGATACGACCAACGACGACCTGCTGACGATGGGCATCGCGGACGGCGCGGCGACGACCAATCTGTACTCGGACACTGCCAACGCGGGAATCACGACCACTGCCGGTGACGCTACGGTTCTGGTGGTCAATACGTGGCACACCCTCGCGATCTACTACGACGGCGCAACTGCCTTTGCCTACGTCGATGGCGCGCAAGTGGCCAAAACCACGACTACCATCCCGACCGGCATTGCTCTTGCTGCTTTCTTCGGTATGATGAACGGCAACGGCGCAGGCGGCAACAACCTCTGGGTGGATTACACGCGCATTTGCTCGGAAAGGTAAGTAGCCGTGGCCAGTTCAGGCACGTATACTTTCGCACCTGACGTTGCGGAGATTTGCGATGAAGCCTTCGAGCGTTGCGGAATTGACCCCGCAACGCTCACGGGCCGGCACATGCGGTCGGCCCGCAGGAGCTTCAACTACCTCTTCACCGAATGGGCGAACGACGGCATCCACTTGTGGGCGGTCGAGCAGGTGACGCTCGCTCTCGTCGCGAGCACGGCGACGTACAACTGTGGCACTGGAACTGTTGCCATCCTTGAGATGGTCGTTCGCCGTAGTGGGGTAGATACCCCCGTGAATCCGATGGGGCG